GGCGATCGCATGGAAGAAGGCCAACGCCTTCACCGGCGAGCGTTCTAAGGTCTACTGGCCGCAGGCTGTGGACAACCTCGGCAACGTGTTCCACCTGAGCACGCTGGCCGTGGTCGAGCTTATGCGCGCTGACTTCAGCCACAACAGCGTCCCGATGGAGACCTGCGGCAACAAGGCCATCCCCGTCATCAAGCAGTATTTCGGGGCCAACGCCAACAACCGCGGCTTCGACCAGCAGACCGGCAAGGAGCTGACGCAGAACGGCATCAGCACCGCCGTCGCATGGGGAGGCGAGTGGGTACTGTGGGGCGACCATACGGCCGCCTACACATACGGCGCAGACGTGGATCCTCGCGCGATCTTTGACGTCTCCATGCGTATGCTCATGCACATCACCAATAGTTTCCAGCGCGAGTGGAGCCCTGAGATCGACAGCCCTATGACCCGTGCGCTGAAGGATCGCATCATCAACCGCGAGCAGGAGAAGCTCGACGGCTATGTGAGCATGGGCGCCCTGCTGGGCGAGCCCGTGATCCTGTTCCTCGAGAGCGAGAACAGCACCACGGACGTGATGAATGGCGACTTCCGCTGGGACATCGCCGTCACCCCGACCCCGCCCCTCAAGTCTGCGAGCGTCTACGTCGCCTACACCGACGCGGGCTTCTCTGTCTACTACGAAGGAGGTGACGAGTAATGGCAAACCTGTGGCTCGACCTGAAGGGCCCCATCCTCGCCGACACCGTCTACATCGGCGGCACTCTCGTCGCCAAAGACGTGACCATCGCGCTGCCGGCTGTCACTCCCGTGACCGCTGACTTCAAGGCTATGGGAACCTACACCGCCCCCATCCTCGGCCAGATCGAGGCTATGGAGGCATCCATCACCAAGATCGGCATCGACCTCGGCCTGCGGAACATGATGAAGCTCGAGAGCAAGACCATCGAGATCCGCTGGGCTCAGGACGTCAAGCAGGCCGACGGCTCCACAAAGACCGAAGGCTGCAAGGCGTTCCTCCGCTGCGTCTCTAAGGGCATCCCGGGGCTCTCCGTGGATCCCGGCAACACCAGCGAGAACGAGGCCACGTTTGCCGTGAGCCGCTACCAGCTCTACGTCGGCGGCGCTGAATACTGGCTGATCGACCAGCTCAACACGATCCTGCGCGTCGGCGGCGTCGACTACGCCAAGGACATCCGCAGCCTACTGTAACCTGAAGGGCGCCGCGCCTATGCGGCGCCCTCTGTTTATCGAAAGGAGACGCACCCAATGAAGAACACCATCAAGCTCGACAACCCTGTGCAGATCAACGGCAAGAGCTACAACGAGCTGACCTATGACATCAGCGAGATCACCGCACAGGCGTTTGCTGAAGCTGACGCCAGAAAGCTGAGCGCCAGCGGCTCCAAGAATGGCAACGCAGCCGGCGCGGCCGAGCTGGACTACGGCCTGCACCTCTACCTCGGCTTCGCTGCCGTCATCGCGGTCAACCCTGAGATCGACATCTCCGACCTCGAGCGCGTCCGCGGCTACGACGTTATGAAGATTATGAGGATCGGCCGGGATTTTATTTCCGGGAAGTCGGAGGAACCCTACACCCCCGACAGCTCCGACGCGCAATCCGAGACTACGCCCGAGCCTTCCACACATCAACGCGAGACCTCGGAGAGCGAAGGCTGACCGACTTCCTGACCGAATACGGGGAGGCCGTCGAGGAGGCCAAGCGGCTCCAAGCGAGCCGGCCGACTCGTGCGGCCAGCTTTAAGAAACCACACATCAGAAGGAGGTGACGCACATGGCAAACGGAAAAACGATGCAGGCGGTCGTCAATCTGGCCGGCAGCATCGACCCATCACTCGGCAAAGCCATCGAACAGGCTCAGAAGAAAATCAGCGGCCTGAACGTGAAGGCGCTGGCCGTTGGTGCAGCCGTGGGCGGCATCGCTGTGGCGACAGGCAAGGCAGTCGTCGAGGCTGGAAAGTACATGAAGGATCTCGGCGCGTCCTTCGATGACGCTGCTGATGCTATCCGCATCGGAACCGGCGCCACCGGCGACGCGCTGGATGGGCTTCTGGATGACTTCGACGCCGTCTATAAGAGCGTCCCGACCACAATGGAGGACGCCAGCAAGGCGATCGCAGACTACAACACCCGCCTCGGCCTCACCGGCCCGCAACTTCAGGAGATCTCCAAGCAGGCCATCCAAGTGAGCGATATGCTCGGGGACGACCTCGGCAGCGTGATCGAGGAGTCGAGCCAAGCCTTCCAGCAGTGGAACATCGACGCCGACGACATGGGCGGCGCTATGGACTACATCTTTAAGGTCAGCCAGAGCACGGGCATGGGCTTCACGGATCTGATGGCAGATATGCAGAAGTTCGGCCCGCAGCTTCAGGAGATGGGCTACTCCTTCGAGACGGCGAGTGCCCTGATGGGCCAGCTCGACAAGGCCGGCGTAAACACCGACGAAGTGCTCGGCGCTATGAAAAAGAGCGTCGCCACACTCGCCAAGGAGGGCATCAGCGCCAGCGACGGGCTCGCCATGTACTACGAAAAGATCAAAAACGCCGGGACGGCCGCAGAGGCCGCCAGCATCGCGTCGGAGATCTTCGGCACAAGGGCAGGCTCCACGATGGCCGCAGCAATCCGAGACGGCTCTCTGGCCGTCGCAGACCTGACGGCTGAGCTGCAAGAAAACGGCGAGACAATCGCCGGCGCAGCTGATGACACCTACGACTTCGCCGAGCGGCTTCAGGTTATGAAGCAGGGGCTCGAAGTGGCCCTCAAGCCTATGGCGAACACTGTGTTCGACGGGCTCAACAAGTTCATGCCGACCCTGCAAAAACTGATGGAGCAGATCACTCCGGCCATCTCCAAGGCGGTCGAGGCTGCGGCCCCGTTTGTCGACGAGTTCCTGACCGGCGCGGCCGACGCCCTCGAGGACGTTCTGCCCCTGATCTCTCAGCTCGCGGCCAACCTTCTGCCTGTTCTGACGCAGCTAATGAGCACTCTGCTCCCGCCGCTTCTCAACCTCGTGCAGACGCTCCTCCCGCCACTCATGCAGATCGTCTCCGCGATCCTGCCGCCTATTGCCAGCCTACTCGCCACCGTGCTCCCGATCATCACTCAGATCGTCAGCGCTGTGCTGCCTGTGTTGGTGAGCATCATCTCGAGCCTGCTGCCGGTCATCACCCCGCTACTGGACGTGGCCCTGCAAATCGTCAACAGCGTCATCATGCCGCTGCTTGATCCCCTGATGCAGCTCGTTCAGGCTCTACTCCCTCCGATCCTGAGCCTGATCGGCGCCATCACCCCGCTGCTGACCCCGCTGCTGTCTATTCTGGAGCCCATCGCCAGCGTGCTCGGCACGATCGTCGGCTGGGTATCGAAGATTGTCAGCTTCGGCTCCGGCGTCATCTCCAAGATCGCCGGCCTGTTCGGAGGTGGGGGCGGCGGCAGCGCGTCCGTCTCTGGCTATGCGACCGGCGGCTTCACGAGAGGCCCGTCCATCGCCGGCGAGGATCCGCACTACCCGACCGAGGCCGTCATCAGTTTCAACCCTGCATACCGCTCGCAAAACCTGTCCTACTGGGCCGAGGCGGGCCGGATGCTCGGAGCGTCTGACGGCGAAAGCGACTACGAGCTGCTCAGCGGCGGCTCCGGCACCGCTGTGGTCTACGACCTGAGCGGGCTGTCCTTCTCCCCGCAGATCAAGATCGAGGGCGACACCGACGAGGACGCCCTGATCCGAAAGCTCCGCGACCTCGAGCCGGAGTTCATCGACTTCATCCTCGAGGCACTCAGCAGAAGGGAGGGCGGCGCCTATGTCACAGCAGACAGTCGGCTTTATTGATTATGTAGCGCAGGGCGGCGACACCTTCGACAGCATCGCGCTCGTCGCCTATAACGAGGAGCGCATGGCGAGCACTATCATCGAGGCCAACCCCGACCTCAGCGACGTGCTGATCTTCGAGGGCGGCGAGGCTGTGCGGATCCCGATCGTCGAGACCGTGGAGACGCCGG